AGTACTTCGATTCCAATAACCTACTAATGTAGAAGTTCCTGAAATTAATCCCCAATACTCAAAACGATCATTAAGACCGTTGTATCTAAGTTTAAAGTTTTCGGTGTTATCTGCCTCTGAAAAAACAATTTCTCCATTAGGAGTTCCATTTGCTCCAGAGTCATCATACAGGATTATTTTAGGATCGGCTTTTTTGAGTTCTAAGTCCCCTGCTAAGTCAATTCCATTTAAGAATTCTATTGCCATGTTCTGCTATTTTTTTATGATGCAGCAGAAAGAACGTTTACTGTTATACTATCCGCTACTTGTCCTGATGCAAAAATTACCTTAACATTATTAGAGTCGATAATTTCTAATTCACAATGAACAACTTTATTCGATTTATATGTTTGAACAATTATATTAGATGTTGCTAAACTGTGTGTAAAAGTAAAATCTGTATCAGCATCAGACACAGGTCCTGTTCCGTTTGCTGCCTTGTTTTTTACTGTGTCTAAAGCAATGGATACATTACCAAGGTTTGTCATAGTTCCAGAACCGGTGACATCTCCTGTGAGCGTTATTGTAGGATCTTTACTTAGAACAAAATCTAAATTCTTATTTGTAGTATCATACGTTACACTTAATCCTGTTTCCGTATTACTAGAAACCATTCCACCAACAATATCCTTGATCTCATCATCGGTTCTAATATCACCATCTAAAGCGATTGTACCATCATCATCTGGAAGGGTTATAGTTCTGTCAGCAGTTGGCTCTCCAATTGTAAGAGTTGTCTCAAACTCATCAGCAGTTGCACCTTCAAATACAAATGCATCTGTAACATTAATTGCTGTTTGGTTAACAGTAACAGTTGTTCCCTCTACATTAAGGTTACCTTTAATTGTTACAGTATCACTAGTTGCATCACCTAAAGTAACATTACCACCAACTGTTAAAGTTCCATCAACATTAAGGTCACCATCAACTTCAACATTATTAAAAGTCACATCAGATGTTGTGGCTACCGCTTGACCAATAGAAACTTCACCATCAGTTACTGTAACACCAGTGCCACCTGTAATAGCAGCCTGAGCCATTGCATCAGTATATTGGGTTATAGTGGTAGATATTGCTCCATCGGTTATAGAGATACCTGTACTTTGAGATATGTGTGCTCTTACATCAGCCGCACTAGGTCCTGTATATGTAAATACACCTGTAGCATCATTATAAGCAAAACTACCATCACCTCCTGCATCTGTTGCAGAAAACATTGCTCTTACTTCAGACTCGTCTAATTCGTCCTGTAGGTTAAGCCAATTACTTCCATCATAAAACTGAAATTTACTTAATGTAGTATTGAAAATAACGTGACCTGCCGCAGCAGTCATTGCGTCTCTTAGTGCTGTTGTTTTATTATCTAATAAGACATTCTTTAGTTGATTGTCGCTTAGATTAATATGATGTAAATATTCTATTGCCATAACTTTTTTAATTTAAATATACTTTTCCAGATGTAAGGGAATTAAATGTAATTCTAATAACATTCAAATTTACGTATTCTACAGCCCCATACACAATATTTTCATTGTCGTCAACGAGTGTTACCGAAGGTTTTTTATTTAAACCATGTGAAACGTCCCATTGTGAAGATGCTGTTGCAAATGTTTTTTCATATGTTACAAATGGGTTATAAGTTGGAACATCTTCTAAAGAGTCCCATGTAACACTAATTCCTGTCGAATATATTTGTAGCGATACTGTTGTTATTTCTTCTTGTGTGTGAGTTCTAGGTACATCGTTTCTTAATATTGCTAATATATCTCTTACAATATCTGTATTGTCATCATCAGATAAACCTGCATCTAATCTTCTAACTAAAAGATCAAAACTGGTAATTACAAACTCATAGTCTTTTGAGTATTTCTCATACAAAGATTTATTATAACCATCATTTGTTTCGACTAAATTTCTTAATGTGTTAAAATAAGATATCATCTCTAATTTAGTTGGAACTTTATGAACCTTAACAATATCTCTTTTTATGCTTTTTGATTTGACACTAAACCAACTAAATGCAGAGTGCTGATGCAGTAAGGTCACCTCTAAATCAACAATATATTTACTATCGTAAAATTTTGATGTCGTATCCGCTAAAGAAAACTCTCTATCGTCACTAGAAAGACCTATTGTTGTTTGGTTTGATATTGATGAACCAGATTTACTGTTTTGGGCTATAAACAACCTACTTATAGATCCTAAACTATAGTTAGTTACATCGTAACTTGGTGTTGTGTCTTTAACCTTTATAAGTGGAGTAAATTCATTTATATCTTGAAAAACTGTAAGTTCTATTTTCTTAAATTCGTATGAAATTGTTTTTACTCTTTTCACAGTGTCATCATCTCCAACTGTAAAACTATATTCAACCTTATATGAACCTTTACTAACTTTACCGTCACTAGGAGATAAGGGTAATGTGTATTCAAAAACTTTCAAACTTCCAGAATTACCTGTAATATCTGCAACTCCTTCTGCTTGATGATTTCTAACTATTCCATCAGGTCTAGTTATTTTTATAAAAATTTTAACTCCTGACTGAGAAGAACTATAAGTTGAGTTATCCGTAACCTTCAACTTAGGAGTTGAGGTTAGATCGAATTGAACTAGGAAATCTATAGATACAGTTCCTGTATCATTAGTGAATGTGCTCATACATATTAATAATAAAAAAAGCCGGTCTCAGTACTTAATTTCCTGCGACCGACCTTTAAACAAACCAACAACAAATTATTTAAGCAATTTTACGATTTCTTCATAAACTAATTCCCCATTTTTGTTACTCAAAACAAAGTTAGTGAAGCCTTGTAAATAACTTGTTTTTGATGACCTTGGAACTTGTACAATAGTCTCACCTGTTGACACCCATAAAAAGGTGCTAGAAGCCTTGTCGAACCTGATTAGTTTCTTGTCTAATGCAGCCTTACAATTTGCTTGTATAGACTTGTGTTTGTCTTTACTTAACGTGATGAATTCTTGTGGAGTTTTTTCTGCCATAATCTCCAACTCATCTCGTAAAATAGAAATATCTCTTTTTTCATCTTTATTCATTGAAGCAATAAATTCTCTTACCTCAGCAGCAGAAAGTTCAGCAGCAACATTCATCGCATCTCTACGCAAGTTTCTTAACTTTCTACTATCAGCAGCATCTTTCTTAGGCTCAACTAATTTAAATAATGGAACAATACTTGTGTCCCTATTTGGATTAGAAGCATTATAGTTAGACAACATTAAATATTGAAAAATTTCTCTATCCCCTGTTTTACTTCCTCTTAAAGCCATTAAGCCTTTATCTTTTTTGGTAAACTGTATAGTATTGAAACTTGGTTTACCTGCAATACCTAAAGACCCAATAGATGCAATATCTATATAATCATCAGCCTCTTTATCATAGACTCTGTCTACTTGTGGAATCATGTGAACAGATGGCATTATTACCTTTCCAGGGTTTTGTTTATCCTCTTTCACATTTAAATACTGAAATACCTTTACCTCATTTCTTTTTAATTGAGGAGGGGTTTTTACGTTGTTGTACTCTTTTGTTTTTATCATGATTGTTGGTTTTTAAAAAAAAAGAAGGGAGGGATTACCTCCCCTCTTCTTAAGGTTTATTATTACTAAAATCCTGTTACAAGTGCACAGTGTTCTTTTCCTAATACTTCTAGACCCATAATAGCCTGGTAGTTTACGTCAAGAATTGAATCAGCACTAGTTGGAGTTGGAGCAAGTCCACCTGTCAAAGTTTCTCTGAAAGAGTAGTTGTTTCCATCTCCTTCTAAGTAACGTACTTGTAGGTAATCTTGTGATCCACCACCTCCGGCAGTTTTAACTTGTCCTGTTGGTACAAGGTAAATCTCTCCAGATCCAGTTACTGTAGAACCTAGTTCATTGTGATCTAAGATTGATAATTGCTTCTTGTTCCAAGTTCTTCCGTATAGGCTAAACTTGTCAACACCTAAGTCAATGCTCTTTCCATCTACTGAAAATCTAGCACCAGTTAAACCAGTTGAATTCAACCCGTTTAAAGCGTTGTCAATAGCAATGTTAGCAGAAGTACCTAACCACATCCAGTAGTCTTTTGGTGCTCTTGCTTTGTTTAATGCAGCAGTCAAAGTAGATAACGTTGCTAATACATCAGATCCATGATCGTAAGGTGATCCAGAATTTAAAATACCACCTGCCTGAAGTTCTTGCTTAAGACCGTTAGTAGTTTGTACTGCATTTCCTCCAATATTCATATCTCCTACAGATGCTCCTGCATAGAAATCTCCTGAACCTTTACCAAACATCAATGAGTTAGAGATATCACCTCTAAAACGTTGTAACGCTTCGTAAGTACCTTTGTACATAAAGTAAGGCTTACCTTTATACTCAACAGTGATTTTAGACGCTTTTGCAACATCAGAAATTCTGTATTTGTTTTTAAAGATTTGCACTCTGTTTGACTGTTTTGTCAATCCATACTTGATTGGGTCTGGAGATCCAGATCCTTCACCTTGTGCATTCGAGAATACAACAAATTTATCAGCACTTGCATCATAATCAGTTGCAACACCTGAACCATCTACTGGTACGAAATCAATCTCATTAGATCCAGAGATTGCAGTGATTAAGTATACATTTCCTGATACACCCATCATTAAGTCACCTACTCTTGCATTTCCAATTGCAGAAGTTGAGATACCTGATTGTTTTCCAGTACCTGAACCTGCTTCAGAAATGGTGATAGTGTTATCCTTATACAATGCTTCATTTACAAAAGCGTGGTATACTGGTTGGCTTACAGGCTTTAATTTGCCTAATGCCTGCATTACGTCAAGGAATCCTTCCTCTTCGTTCTGTACGTCTAAGACGCTTGATAAGATCTCTCTTCCTTGTACAAATGAATGTTGTAGGAATGATAGAGAACTAATATAACTTGAATTTTCCATTTTAAATATTTATTTTTTAATTAACGAATTATTTTTACATCTGAGTCACCTCTACTCAGAGCACCAAATAGTCCTGAAAAAGGGCTTTCTGGTGTTTTATAATCTCTTGAACCTTTTGTAGGAGTAGTAGGATTCTTTAAATCAGCAACTACTTTTTCTTGTCCTAGTTCTTGTCCATGAGAAATAAGGGAAGAGTCATAAATTTCAGGGTCTGTAGCGTAAGCCAATACACGATACCACTTGTCAAAATTAACATCACCTTTATCATCTTTGAATAAATCAAAAAACTTGTCGTTATCAATAGTCATTTCTTGTAGAGATTCCGGGTTTTCGACTTCATAAGAGAACTTATCATCACCATAAGAAATTAAAATACGCTTGTTCTCCAATACGTCTTTAGTTATTTCATGAGATGATACAGTATCTGTCCATTTAGAAAGTTGTTCTTCTTGGTTTACAGTTTCAGCACCTTCAGTTTCTTCTTTGACAGGTTGAGTAAAGTTTTTCTGTTCGTCAACATACTTATCTCTTAGTTTGGTTGCATCTGCTGACAGAAGTTCCTTACCAAGTTCTACCTCATCCTCATCAAATTTGTCTTCGTCTAAAGAGTACTTGTCAACTATATCCCTAGTATACAATCTCTCGATTGCTTTTTTTGAAAGTGTAGGGTTAGCCTGTTCTAGGTCACGTCTCATGACCTGTTCGTCAGACATTTCTGAATAGTTAACTGAAGTTGCCTCTAGATACGGAGTCAAGTTTCCAGTTTTATTGTAATATTCGACTGCATTTTTAATGTAGTCATCTTTAAATTGAGCATCAGATGAATCTCTCATCCTTTTGTACTCGTCAAAAAAGTCTTCTAAGGTTTCCGCTTTTCCGTTGCTTAAATCCTTAGATATAGCGTCAAGTTGACCAAACAACTCGTCTGGTTTTCCAACCTTTTCTTCTGTTTCTTCTTCAGTTTCATTTACCTCTGTTTGCTCTTCGGAGGTATCTTTTACCTCTGTTTGCTCTTCAGGTGTAGTTTCTACCTCTGGTGTTGGGACATCTTCAGTTTCTGAAGTCTCTAATTGTGTTTCTTCTTGTGGAGTTTCCACAGGTTGAGCCTCACCATTGTCGTCAATAACTTTGACCTCTGATAAATCAAATTGTTCTTCCATAATTATAATCTGTTTTGTTGTTTGTTAATTATACTCTTATTGCTAAACTCCTGGCTGATCCATCATCTTCACACCCATTTCTTTAGTAGGAAGATTATCCATTGCGTTTCTCTCTATGTTTGATGCCTGTCTAATACCTTCTATCTCTAGTTCGTACTCGTACTTTTCTTTCTGTAACTTAGACGCTAACTCAGCCTTTATTTTCTCCATCTGCATCTTCATTTCCATTTCCATTTGCAAAGTCTGTTGTTTAGACTGTTCTGCTGCTTGAGCAGACTGCTGTTGGATTTGACCATTCATTTGTTGTTGTCTTTCAGCATTAGCCTGAGCCTCTTCTCTTTTCTTTTTCATCCTGTAAGCAAGAACTTGTTGTGCCTGCTTTAGATTTGTTATTTGCTCAATATAAACAGCATCCTCAAAGTCTACTTGCCCTTGTGCAACGCTTCCCTGAAGAATTTGCATTAATCTTTGCTTCTGCTCTTCTGTTGGTCTATCTTCAATTTTTACTCCAAACTCATGTTTTCCAACAGAGGGTGACATTTTAAAGAATTCCATAGATTTATTACCTAAAGATCTTATATAGCCTTGTATTGGATTTTTCTTCACGCTGTCTTGCAACCTTATAATTACAGATGCTGCTAAATTTTCCAGTAAATATCTTTCACCTTGTTCTATATGTGCTAAAGCATTATTAGTTGCTTGTGCAGCAAGTTTTGCAGTTGTAGTTAAAGATCTTGCATCAGGTGTTGAACCATCCGTAAATTCATTAAGTCCAGTTATCTGCCTGATCATTTCAATATTATTCTGGATTACCTGATAATATGTCATAGCATCCCTTCCTAATCCATTCTCTAACTCCTCTATTGGTTTATAGTTAGTTGCCTTTCCACCAATATCATTTTTTCTGTAAACTAACGTACCTGTTTTATTAAACAAGTCAATCACATCCATTGGCTTCATTTGTTGTCCACCAGATCCTAAAGGAATATCTTCCAAAGCACCGAGTTCGATCATAATACCTTTAGGTCTCGCTTGATTGATTGTATTCTGAAGTCTATACCATGATATCTGTATTTGATCTGCAATAGGTATTAATTGTTCCATTATACCTAATGGCTTCATATTATGAAAATCAGGTGAAAATAAATGATAAGAAAGATCAGTGTCCATCAACTTAGATTTAACTCTCTTCATATCATTACATAAACCATAATCATAACAATAATCAGAGTCAACAATCCATGATATTTTATATACAGTTTTGTACGAAGACCTTACATATTTGTTTTTTCTTTTGTTTTGGCTATTGTAACCTGCTCTACCAAATCTTTTATTACCTCTTTTATCTGTTCTAGACTCATGTACCATTTGATCAACAGAAAAGAATTCCATCTCCAATACAAGTATTTTACTGTCATCGTAATCCTTTGAAAATGATTTATTAGATGTATTCATCCTTACAGAACCTTTTCTGCCTGAAAATCTTTCAGCAATATCCTGGTATTCTTTCTCATCAAATTGATTACCTGCCCTTTGCTTCAAATCAGAAATAGACATTTCCGTAATCTCACCTATATGTATCTTGTCAGAAAAATCTCTTTTGTTACAATGAGATATTAATAACTTAGAAGGATTTACTACTCTAATTTTAACAGCACCATTACTATCTATATATTCTTTATATCCCGCAGCACCAAAATCAAATAAATATTCCATTACTTGTTTTCGCTTTTCATCCATTCCGTTTGTATGAAACACAAGGTCAATACCTTGCTCCATTTCAATAGAGGCATTATGCTTAAAAGTATAGTTCATGTGCATCTCAAGTTCCTCATCATTTTCAGGATCTTTTGGAGATTTCTTTAACGCACTAAATTCTTCCATTCCTGGAGCAGTCTTGGATAAAGATTTTCTTAAATCCATTTTTGCTTTAGTACGCTTATAGTAGTCTTCTATGTCTGCTTGTGCTATGGCATCAATTGGAGTTGCTGTAATATTGTATTCTGTCTTATTTAATTTACCTAGTGCTATTCTTCTGAATTTTGGGACTATAGGAAGTACAGTCCAATCAATAGCAAACCAACTTTCATTATCAGATTCATCAACATTTAATAGTTGTTTGTACTTGTTTACTGACTGGTTCCCTTGTGCATAATCTTTAATCTTAGCATAAGACCCACGATTATTATTAAATGACTGTGTACCATGATTTGTATAATCAAACCATGATGCTTTTGCATATGACAAACACCAATCCTTACCCTTTTGACTAGGGTCTAAATTATGGTTTGGATAATTTGCTTTACTCTCGTTTTTTATCATCCGACCTTAAACTTTTTAAACATTGTTTTCGCTTCTACAAGATTTCCTTTTGCGTGAAAATTCCTTAGTAGAATATTTTTATCTGCTATAAGAGTGTACCCTGCTGCCATTGCCGCATCAAATTTTGTTGTTTTACTTATATCAAATTCTAACCAGTCTTTTAATAATTCTGGAAAGCAAACTCTTTCTATATTATTCTCTATATATTCTTCTGTTACTTCTGCTATTTGTTGATGTGTTCTCACAGATCCACTCATACCAGGCTTACCACTTCCAGGTAAATACATTAAAAAAGAAGCATAACCTCTATCTTCAAAGTAATTTTTTATACCAATCTTGTTGTCTTCAAAAAGAAGTTGACAAGAATAATAATGACAGCACTTTAAAACATCTTCATAAAATTGTCTTGCGGTACTTGGTCGGTAAATGTATTCAACTATGAACGAACTGTCATAAAAATTTGATACTGAGTTGTGCTTCTTGTATACATAAAAGGCTCCATTAGATCTTCTTTGGTCTACAGTACTATCGTGATCATATGGATCACATCCAATAACAAACTCATTTTTTCTTGTAGGTAGATAATTTTTACCTCTTTTTAACACAATATTTGCGTCTTTTTCATCATCAAATAAGTAAGTAACATTGAACCTTCCGTTTGACATTGGTTTAAATTCTACATGACCTGTTTCTCTATCTCCAACCCACTCAAAATTACCTTTAGTGTATAAGTTGTCGTTCCAAGATATACGATCAATTTGATCATTTAGTTTCATTGCATTAAATAAAGACCTTTCTCCATCTATCCGAAAAGCCTCTTCAATAGTGAATGGATTCCTTCTAATAATGCTAGACAAAGCACGATCATCATTGATAAGATTTGCACGTTCAGCCAAATAATAGTCCTTAGCACGTTCTTCATCTGCATGACCATATTTATCGAAGTATAAGGTTTTATATGAGGGAGTAAAGAATCGAAATAATCCACTGGGAGTTCTACCATGAACATTTCTATCTTCTTGATTACTGTTGTCCCAAAGTCTTTTAAATGACTCACCACCTGATTCCATTTCCTCAACAGTGGTTGTGTAAAGTAATTTTCCAATATACTCACCATCCAGTTCCGAACAGAAACGTACAACGTTATGCCTTTCCCAGACATCCACTTCCATAGTTTTTCCAACCTCGTCACCAAGGTATCTGTGTAATTTTGTTCCATCATATCCATATTTTTCTGAACTCTTCCAATCTATTTGGCTTTCAAGTTCTGGTTTACCTAAATCTTCTAACGATTTCTTTCCTCTTTTTGTAGTTCTATAAAATCTTAATTCCGATGTTGGGGTGACCCCTTTTGACTGATCATATACTGGTCTAAAAAAGTCTGGTAGTTTCTTAAAAGGTCCTACTATAGACTTTGCAAAAACATTGTTTTTAGCATCACTTGCAGTTTTGGACTGTATCCCACCGTTTTTATTTTTAGATCTTGATATAAGGTCAAACATAAACACACCTGCTCTTACTGTCTTACCCTGTCTACGTTTTGTTAACTCTATCATTCCTAAAGAGTTAGGATCGTCTATAGTAGCCTGTAAAAAATAAAAGTATTCTTGATCTACTTTCCTGAAACTTGGATATCCAATATCAATTTTCCACCAGTTTAAAAATAAGTAATGCATTCCTGTAAGATATTCAGCCTTACCATTATTCATAAACCACACACCATTCAGTCTTCTATCCCACTCCTGTGATCTAAAGTTTTCTAACTCTACGTCAAAGTAATCTTTATCTTCACCCTGTCTAATTAATTCCTCTTTTCTCTTATAGTTATAACTTTCGGGGAGTGTAGTCCTAATCCAAACTTGATCTACCTTTTTAGATGCACTAGTTATAATAGGTCTTTTCTCAAACTCCTTAGATATAACATTATAAACCTCCCCTTTTGGAGGCAATGTAAAATCTACTCCTTGTATATTTACTGTCATAAATTGGCTATAAATTCTGGAGTTAATCTTTTATCTGCTTTTATAGTTTTTAACAACTCTTGATCCTCTCCATAAAGTTTCATGTAGTAAGAATCCAACCTGTCGTTTATAGTATTTAAGTCATCCATTATCTTAGACTTTATTTGCAAAGCCTGTAGTATATCTTTATCTCTTTCTCCTTCAACAGGACTTAATAATTTAGTCTGATATTCAAAAAAAGTTTGCTCATTAGAAACTATCATTGACCAAATTCTATTATTTTGTTTTCTAAGAAATTCATCAACCATATCAACTAATTTAGAGTTGGTAAAGAAAAATATTTGATTTAATGCCTCAGCATCCTTTGTCAAATTATACCCTGACAACTCTGCTGCTTGCTCTTTTCTTATTTTTAAATCTGGGAACTGTTCTTTTAGTGGAGTATTCTGGTCGTACATGTAGAGCACATAAGCAATTAACTGATCCTCAGCATTTTGAAATGTACTAAACATTTTCATCTTTGGATACTTTTTTTTCAATGAACCTCTAACCTTAAAAGGATTGAAGATCATCTTACTAAAGTCTTCAGTATTGAAGATTTCGGATAAAGACATATTGTTGGTTTTGCGTAAAAATATATCAATTATCTTGAGGGGTTGTCAAATTTTACAATCCGCTTTTACACACTATTCTGGGTATTAAATTTTTAGTCCATTTTTATAGGTAACAATTATATTTACTCTTTAATTAATTGACATGGCACTACATGAAGGTAAGAAGGTTACGCTTAATAAAATGCTTGTAAAACATGGTAAAATAAAATATGGCACAGAAAATCAGTGAATCAACAGAGGTGCAACTCGACTTAAAAACTATTGGGGTTATAATTGGCTTTGTAATTAGTCTTGCTACAGTGTTCTTTACTTTAAAAGCAGATATTGCTTTAGCGAAAGAACTGCCTAAACCTCCAATAACAAGATCAGAATACGACTTAAAAGATCAGTTAGTAAGAGAGCAAATAATGAATACAGGTGCTCAAGTACTAGAAAATGGTAAGAAGTTGGATCTAATAGAGGAAAGATTATATGAACTTAGTATAAAAAAATAATTTATTATGAAAAATGTATTCTTTAGCATTTTATTGCTATTCTTCCCCTTAAACTCTAACTC